TCTGGAACGACCCGGCAGACTTCAAGCCGCCGCCACCAGACAACAAGCCCGACATCAACGAGCAGCTAATCCAAGTGCAAATTCAGCAAATCCAAGCCGACATGCAGAAGAAGGCAGCCGAGCTTGAGTTGAAGCGCGAGGAGATGATTATGGAGGACGACCGCAAGCGCGACGAGCTCGAGGCCGACCTCTACGTCCGCGCCGAGGAGATGCAGGCGAAATACGGCACGCAGCTCAACGTCGAGAAAATTCGCTCGGAGATGGCTATCAACCGAGAGATTATGCGCGGACAAATTGACGTGATCAAGGAGGGTGCGCGTGAAGACTAAACAACAGATCATCGATGACGGGCGGCAAGCTCAGCGACTGATGAAAGACACTGATCTCAACCGCTTCATGGACGAGATCGAGCAGGATTGCTGGCGAGAGTTTAAAGGAACCGCCGCCAGTAACAGTGATGGTCGCGAGGCCATTTACATGAAATTGCGCGGCGTTGAAATGGTTCGCCAGACGCTGCGTGCAATGGTGGACAATGGCTCTATTGAAAACAAGTTAAAATAGAGGCATAATAGGAGAGTAAGCTATGACGGAAAGCAACACCCCGCAAGGGATTGGTTTGTCACAAGCACAACATGCAATCAGCGCCATGATGGCACCCCCAGTGGACAATGCTACAGAGGCTGATGCGCTACAGGCTGAAGACACAGAGTATGTGGAAGAGGCCGAAATGCTGGATGACGCGGGCGAGGAGCAATCCTTAGATGCAGAGGACGGCGATCTTGACGGCGAGGAATACGAAAGCGAGGACCAAGACCAATCTCAAGATTTTGACATTATGTCGGCAAAAGTCGACGTGGATGGCGAAGAGATCACGGTCGAGGAAGTCAAAAGCGGATATCTGAGGCAGAGAGATTACACCCGCAAGACGCAGGCGCTGGCCGAAGAGCGAAATGCTTTTACAGGACAGGTCGCCGAGTTAGACCGGGAACGTGCACAATACGCTGAGCTGCTGCCGCAAATCGCACAGCAGATACAGCAATCGGTAGAAGCAGAGCCAGACTGGGACACCCTGTATGACACAGACCCCTCTTTGGCCGCGAAAGCTGAACGCCAATGGCGGAAGCAGTTAGAGCAGAAGCAAGTGCAGATGCAGGCTGTAACGCAAGAGCAGGCGCGCATGCAGGGGTTGCAGCAACAACGTATGCAACATGCAAAAGCGCAGTTCGTGGATCAACAGCGGGAAGTTCTCCCGGACCTGATCCCCGAATGGAGAGACGCAAAGGTGGCGGCGCAGGAAGCGGGCCAAATACGCGAATTTCTACTCACCTCCGGCTTTAATGAGCGGGACATTGACGAAATGAACAGCGCAATGGTCGTCAAGATGGCCAGACTGGCAATGTTGCAGTCGCGTGGAGCAACTCGAGCTGACAAGGCTAAAGCTAAGCCTAAGCCAGCGCAGGGCGGCAAGACGTTACGAGCAGGGTCACGCGGCACGCAGGCGAAACCGAAGAACAGTGCACTAGAAGCGCAACAGCGCGTAATGAGGACCGGCAGCGTCACTGATGCCGCAGCCGCAATTAAAGCATTGCTATAGGAGCATAATACTATGACTATCATCGCAAATACCTTCACATCTCTGGATGCTAAGGGCATTAGGGAGTCACTTGCGAACGTGATTTCAAACATCGCCCCCGAGGAGACCCCATTCCAGTCTAACGTCGGATCCGAAAGTGTGTCCAACACATTCTTTGAGTGGCAGACGGACTCCCTCGCGGCCGTAGACGTAACTCCAATAATCGACGGAGACGACGTGGGTTCATACGACGTCACTACCCCCACAGTTCGCATCGGCAATTACACACAAATTCGCCGTAGGACAATGATTATCGCGGACAACCTCAGCTTCCAAGATTTAGCCGGAAGAAACGATGAGGTGGCGTATCAACTTGCCAAGCGCGGCAAAGAGATTAAGCGCGACATGGAGACAATTTACACCGGCAACACAATCCGTTTTGCTGGCTCAGCTACAGCCGGTCGCACGTCTGCCGGCTTGGGCGCGTGGATTTCAACCAACGTCGACAAAGCCTCCGACGGTACAAACCCAACAGCAGTTGACGGCACAGACGCCCGAAACGATGGCACCCCTCGTGCATTTACGGAGCCTATGCTCAAAAACGTAATGCAGTTGGCATACACTGCCGGCGGCAACCCATCCGTGTTGATGGTTGGCCCATACAACAAGACAGTTGTGTCTACCTTCGCTGGTATTGCTGCCCAGCGCTTCCAAGCACCATCAGATGGCCCGACAACCATCATCGGCGCTGCTGACGTTTATATGAGCGATTTCGGTAGCTTAACTGTTGTCCCGAACCGGTTTAGCCGGGAACGTGACGCTTGGTGCCTCGATCCTGAGTACGCATCAGTCGCTACACTTCGCCCAGTTCAAGCAGTTGATCTTTCGAAGACAGGCGACGCCGAGAAAAAAATGTTAATCTGCGAGACCGGCCTTAAAATGTCGAATGAGGCAGCGCATGGCTTGATCGCTGACTTGACCATAGCAGCGGCCTAAAAACCGGTGGGGCGCCCAAAGGCGCCCCGCTCACCTTTGGAGGGAAAGATGAAAAGACTTTTAAGCAGAGACGAGGCAACCGGAATTACCAAGTGGTGGCACGTCATGGGAAATGGCCAATATGTCGTCGAGACGGTGCAGGAAACGGAAGCGATCTTAAACGCAAATAAGCGGGCGTTAAATGGCTCCGAGAAGGGCTGGGGCGAAAATATGAACAGGGTGGCCTCGATCCCGCTTTCAGTGTACTATGACCTGAAGCGCAAGGGCATCGCAGATGATCCTGCCCGCTTAAAGAAATGGTTGAACGACCGAGACAACTCGGCGTTTAGGACAAAGGGCGGAACGCTGTGAGCATTACGACATACGCCGAGCTGAAGTCATCTATCGGAGACTTCCTTAACCGGGACGACCTGACTTCAGTTATTCCGACTTTCATATCGTTGGCCGAGGCGCGCATTGCGCGAGACCTAAGCCACTGGAAGCAGGAAAAACGCGTCACTACAGACGTTGACGGTCGATACGAAAATCTACCCACCGACTGGGTGAGCATCATACAAGTGCAGTACACAGATGGCGGCGTGATATCGTCGGCCTCGTCATCTGAAATGGCGAGCTACCGGGCGCAGAGCGCCACTCCAGCCAAGCCTCGCTATTGGCGTCTGTCGGCGAACCAAATGGAATTCTACCCAACTCCCGACGCAACGTACAACATCACCATGCTGTACAAGGCGCGCATCCCATCGTTAAGCGACACCGACCCAGACAACTGGCTGCTGACCTACGCCCCAGACATAATGCTATATGCCGCACTAATGCAGTCGGCCCCGTACCTTGCCGACGACGCCCGCGTATCAATATGGGGCAGCCTGTACCAGTCCGGCGTAGAAGCATTAAATAGCGAAAGCGACCAAGCCAGAGTTTCTGGTCCGCTCAGCATGAGGATACCTCGTCAATGACCAGCAACACTTGGACCCAGCGCGCTGGCATGACCAGCGACACGGCGACCGACAACGTAGAGACATATGCCGAGCAGGCTCTAGCATCAAAAAATGCCGCTGCGACGTCAGCCACGGCTGCGGCCACCAGCGCATCAAACTCGGCAGCGTCTGCTACCTCCTCCCAAGATCAGGTGTCTCTGGCCACAGCCCAAGCCGTAATATCTACAACTCAAGCCACCGCGTCTGCGTCTTCGGCTTCAGCGTCGGCCGGATCGGCGACAACCGCAGGGTCCGCGCAAACGGCGGCGGAAACCGCTAAAGCTGGGAGCGAAACAGCCCAGACCGCAGCCGAAACCGCTCAGGCGGCGTCAGAGACTGCGAAAGACACTTCCGTGGCTTCCTCTGCCACCAGCACGAGCAAGGCAGCCGAGAGCACCGCGTCAGCGGCAGCCGCTGCCACGTCACAGGCATCTGCGAACACCAGCTCAAACACCGCGACCACAAAGGCGTCGGAAGCTGCAACCAGTGCCACGGCAAGCGAGGCATCGAAGGTCGCGTCCGTAGCGGCTCAAGCGGCATCTGAAACTGCGCAGACCGCCAGCGAAGCAGCTCAGTCTGCAAGTGAAGCTGCCAAGACTGGAAGCGAAACCGCCGAGACAAATTCAGCCGCCAGCGCCTCAACCTCTACAACTCAGGCCGGCATCTCGACGACTAAAGCTGGCGAGGCTGCCGCGTCGGCCACCGCCGCTGCGTCATCTGAAACCGCCGCAGCCGGGTCAGCCACAGCGGCACTTACTAGCCAAAACGCAGCATCAGCCAGCGCTACGTCGGCCTCGACCAGCGCCTCCACATCCACGACCAAGGCGTCTGAGTCGTCAACTAGCGCCGCCGCAAGTGAAACTTCTAAGGTCGCCAGCGTTGCAGCACAGGCCGCAGCCGAGACGGCCTCCGGGACTGCAACGACCCAAGCTGGCCAAGCTGCTGCATCTGAAACGGCTGCGGCTGGGTCTGCATCTACCGCGACCACTCAGGCTGGCATTTCTACGACCAAAGCATCTGACGCGGCATCATCTGCCACGGATAGTGCAACTTCCGCTAGTGCATCTGAAGCTGCTAAAGACGCGGCCCTTGCTGCACTTGATAACTTTGATGATCGTTACTTAGGGGCTAAAGCCTCTGACCCAACGCTC